ATCAAACTGGCATCACTAAAGTTACTCTGATATTTTTCGGTATCAAATGCACTGGCTCTATTGCCAATTTTAGCCCATTGTTCACCACGACTAGGAACGCCCATGCTGACTATCCAGTCATAGAGTTCTTTGTAGTTGCTCATGTCTTCGTTGATTAAAAACCTAATGGTAAAGTCACCAAAGTTAATTTTATCACCTGGGTGTGGTATATCAACAAACGGACTAGTCTGAATAGCAGCACCTAGTTGCAGTGGTGGTAAATTCGCACTCTGACAAGTATATGTGATATTGGGTAATTTTGCAATCTGAAATCTAAAACTATTTGGTTTCAAATAGTTTGCTGTTGTTGTCAGTCCTAAACTGGCACCAATGCTAGTTGTTGCTGTATATCTGGTTGTAAATGAAGTAATCATAAGGTCCTATTGACTTTCTATTGACACACCTATAGTATTAGTGTGTACCTGGGTTGCGTGATCTATTAATACCTTTAACTATATTTATCAAGTAAAGAAAAGGGAGTCCGAAAACTCCCTTGACTTGATTACTATGTTTCCTACCAATCCATATTACATTAAGTTTGTTACTTTTACTCGTCTGTAGTATGTATTTGTACCAGCTGTTAAGCTTGTGAACGGATTTGTTACTAGACCGTAACGTGTTTTGAATCCGATCTTAGGTTGGAATGTGCTTGGATCTACAGCACGAACCATTTGTAATGGTACGTATGGGCAATAGAACATACCAGCGTCATAAGGACTTGTACCTTTATAACCTGCTACGTAGAATTGGCTAGCTGTATTTAAGTTTGCTGAATATGGATCAACATAAACTTTGATCTTACCGTTTAATACACCAGCAAATGTATTGCCTGTGTCGTCAACGTTTAGTGAAGTTGATAGAGCAGGTGTGTAATCTAAGATACCAGCCATTGACAGAGCTGAAGCTACGTCTGCTGATACGATTAGAATGTTACCTTTACCTCTACGTGTTGTTTGAGCAATGCTGTTGCAATCACGTTCGATTTGGAACAGTAAGCCTTTGAAGCGTTCTACTGACCAACGACCGTTTGCATCGGTGTCTAAGTCGAATGTACCGAAAGTTGTTGTAGCACCAGTTTGTGCACCAGGTTGTGCTGCACTGTAGATAGTACGGATAACTTCACGGTTGATTTCGAATAAGATTTCTTGGCTAAGAATGTTAGCTAATTCACCTTCTGCGTCAAGACCATGAACTGCTTTAAGGTCCTGTGCTAATTCAACTGTGTATTGAGCTTTTAAACCACGTGTCTTAGCAGATACGGTTGTTTTCTCGATTGAGAAAGCCATTTCGCCAAAAGCATATGTGTCGCCTAATTGCTCAGCGTCACCTGTAGCAATACCAACACCTGTAGTGTATGGGCTAGCTACTGGATTTGAACCAGCGTGAGCAGTGATAGAACTACCAGCAAAGTCTGTGTCAGCTTCGTTAAATAACGCTTCTGTACCGCCTTGTACTGAGTAGTTTGATTTCATAGCGAAAATCAAACCTGTTGGGCCAGTCATTGGTTGTACACCGCAAACATCGTATGCCATTAAGTTTGGCATTGCACGGCGAACCAGGCTGATTAAGATTGGATCATAACCTGCTAAGTTAGCATTTGCTGGTGAGTTTACTTGACCTGAGAAACCAGCACCTGCAGCGTTAGCTGGTGTTGCTTCCCAAAGTGCTTGTTTTTCTTCGATTAGAGCTTTTTCTTGGTTCTCTAAAAGAACGCTTGTTACATGACGTTTGTAGTCGTCTTTGATTTCTGGTAGAGCATCGTGGTTAATAACCGGTGCCCATTTTTCCATTAATGTTGCCATTTTAGTATTTCTCCTGAAGGAATTGTTGATTCAATTATTTATTAAACTTGGCTGTTCTACCCAGTGCTTCAGCATACACTTTCATGTTTCCTGTTACAACCTGTTCGGTTAATTTTTCGCCTTGGTTTTGAACTTGCTCTTCAAGCATTTTCTCTGGACTAACCGGAGTATTGCCTGGGAAGTAATTTTCTTTAACAACTTTTACTTTTTCTGCAAAAAGTGTTTCATTGTCAAATTCTACGCCTTCCAATAGTTTAGACATTTTTTCCGCATCTGTTGCTGTGAGGTCTTTGCAAGCAGCTTCAACGATACGATCGCGTTTAATGCCATCTAACTCTGTTTTAAGAGCTACATTAGCTGCAATTGTTTCGTCAAGTTTTGCTGATGCTTCGTCAACCTTAGCAGACATATCTTCCAATACATCGATACGGTCTTCTGGTACTTCAAAGTAATGTTCTTGGAAAAGATTCTTTAAACCAAGCATAAAGTCTTCCGCAACTTCTGTGCGTAAACCTTGTTCCACGGCAATCTCATTGTCTTTCATCCATTGTTCTATAACATAATTTAAATATGAATCAACCTTTTCTACAAGACCTTCTTTGAGGGTTTCGAATTCTACTGCGTTTTGTTCTGATAATTCCGCAGTTAATTGCTCAACTTCGTGATTTACACGAGCAATAACAGCAGCTTCGAAAATTTTACTAGCTTGAGTTTTGAACTCTTCGCTTAAGTTTGTATCTGCTGCAAATACACTATCAATGTCTTTGCGCAAATCTTCTAAATTCATTTCGATTTTACGAGGAGCAGCCTGAATTTCTTCAGCGGTGTCATCGATATCTTCTTCGGTAATAATGTCTTCAGAATCTGTATCTACGTCTTCTTTTTTAACATTACCAGCGCTTGATGCCTGATTTACCACACTGGCAGAATCTACACCAGCTTCGTAATTAGGTGCTTGGCCTGCGCCTTGACCCTTTTGAACTGTCTGAGCTGTTGTAACTGCTTGTGCATTATGAGGATCTTGTTCTGTATAAGATGCGTTTTCACTGGAGCCTTGTTTAGCCTGAGCTTCTTGAGCACCTTTCTTAACAGTGGTGTCTTCTGGATTTACAGCAGCACCTGTATGAGGATTAATTTCAGTATAAGTAGCTTTTTCACTACTGCCTTGCTGCACTGTGCCCTCTTGGCCCAGAGCTTCATCTAATTGCTGAGCTTTGGCTTTTTTACTTTCCATGAGCTCGCGAATTTTTGTTTCTAATGACATTTTAAAGGTCTCCTAAAACGGGGTTTCTATTATTTATAAGTTCTATTATTTTGATATTTGTTTTATGTAATTTTCAAATACCGCAATTTTTGCTGCGTCAAGATCTTTGCCTTTGGTCTGTTGGATTATGCTACGGACCTGGTCGTATTGTCTTTCTACAAATCGACCTTCAACCATCATCCATTCTTTGCCTTCCATGATACCACGCACAAAAGCGTCTGGGGCACTTGGATCAGCGACAATGTCAGCTGCGGTTGCTAGATAAAAGTCATCTTGAACTTCATTTACACCTTCTGAATTCACTTTTAAACTACCCATTCCACGAGAGCTAACACCTAGCTGAGCACCTTCGTCAATGAGGTTTTTAACGATGCGTCCCATAGGTGTTTCGGTCATGATCTTAGCACGACCTATGTAATTGTTGCCTTCGGCTTTGAGGCTCACAATCATATGGCTAACACGATCCAGATTGATGCTTGGACCATCTGGATGGCCTAACTCACCAAATGCTCGTTTCGTGTTAACATATTCTTTAATGTATCGTTGGACTTCTTTGTCCATGGTTTCTTTACGATATACTCGACCATTGCGATTGGCAATTTCAGTCTGCAAGAAAGGACCCTCGATATAATAGGCTTTACCGCCTTCTTCTCGAGCCTCTTTAATGTATTGTATATCCTGTACGGTTTCTGTAATTAGCTTCATGTTATACTCCAACGTTAGTATTTGGACCTGCGTATCCATTTACTTTTTTAAGATCTAACATCAACATACCTGAGGATTCAAACAATACAAAAATACTACTAGTATTATTTAAGTCCAATGTAGGCAATTGTTGATTACCTGGATATTCATTACACCCATGGAGTTCTAACACCACTGTGCCACTTGAAGTGCCACGACGCACTAAAATACTACTATCAGAAATGGATGGTATGTTTGAATATGCACCACAAATATTAACAGTTAATTCGCTGGTTGTTGAGGTTGCAATCTCATCTGTTCTACGCAGACTTAGCAGTGTAACTGTAGCACTGTCACCAGCTGCACTGGCATAAAAATGCAATACTGCACGTTGGCGATCGTTTTTAATTACGTTGTATTGTACGGCCATTATTTGTCTCCTGCTATTTTATCTACGGCCTTTTGTATGTTGTCTTCGCGATTCCAGGCCTTCTTTTTGTATTTTTGACTTAGATTGTTAAAAGCCCCTTTTAAACCAGGATTGCGTTTACGCTCGGCTCGGTTCTGATAATCAGTGGCAATTTGACCCATGATACGAGCTGATTTAGGTGCTTTGGTTAAATAACTACGCATAGTTGCTTTACTCAATTCCGCTAATTGTTCTTCGTTCATGTCCAAGACATGATCAAAATTTTCATTGGCCTTGATCTTTTTGGCAATTTCATGAGCCTTGGTAATAATGTTCTTAGGCAAATCTTCAGCCTTGGCTGTTCCTAGTCCAGCTTTTTTCTTAGCTACGGCCATGCCTATGGCATAGGGATTGATTTTTGCAGCTTCTCTAATCTGTTTGAACTTCAACATCATTAGCTCCTAGGGACTGAGCAACTTCTACTTTGCGAGCATCCAGAGCTGCAGTTATTTTAGCTCCCATGATGTCTGAAAAATTTTGTTGTGCTTCAGCATTGTTGTCTTGAAGAATGTTATCAACTAGTTCAGTTGTGATGCTCATGATTTAACTCCATGTTGTTTAGTAAATAATCTTAATCGATCTATGTGTTCAACCTGAGGGTTGCTGGGATTATATGGTGCTGGACCCTGTATGTCATCGCCACTACCAACACTTCCACCCAGACTGTTGGTTAATGCAGCAGCCTGTGTACTACCAGGTTGCTGTGCGCCCTGCTGTTGCATCTGCAACTGCTGTTGCAACTGTTGATCCTGTTGTATTTCTTTTTGTATCTTTAGACGTTCTTCTTCGGTCAGATGCAAGATGTCAGTATAGACAAATTCTCGGCTAAAGTAAGTTCCCACATAGGGATTGATGGCATTTAATAAGTCAATGCGATTACGTTGTATCTCAGCCTGCTTGGCTTCGGCCATGTAGGTGTCCTGAGTATAATTATAATAGATGTCTTCTTTGATTTTATCCCAGTCTTCTTCACGCATAATGCCTTTGAGAATTAACTGAGTTTTTAACAAGTCATCAAATAACTCACCGAATTTTTTACGTAGACGGCTAACAAATTTACTGAATTTTAATTCGTCTCGGGTAATTTCTGCCTGACGACCAAAATTCATGCCGTTGTCTGCTCTCATACGACTAACTGGTACATTTAGGCTCTGATATAATTTATTTTGGAAATAGTTAATATCGTTTATTTCGCCTAGATTAGCACCACCATCCAGTGTTGTAATTTCTGTTCCTTTGCCACCTTCACGGCGAGGCATCCAGAAGTCTTCCAACATGCTCATGGTTTTCTTTTCGTCTCGTATTTCACCAGTCGTAGCGTCATAGGTGACCTTGTTACGATACTGGTTCATGATGCCTTTTACATACTGTTCGGCCTTGGCCTTGGGCAAGTTACCTACGTCTATGTAAAATATTCTGCGTTCTGGTGCTCGAGTCATTCTATAAATGACCAGGCTGTCTTCGACCATTCTAAGCTGATTTACAACTTTAATGGCCTTGTGTAAATGACCCATGACAATGTTCTTGTCCTGATCAATTAGCCCACTGGTACAGTACGCTATGGCGTCTGTGGCTATCTTAATACCCTGCATGGCATTAGGAGCTGTTGGGCCAACAGCTACCAGTCCTTTTTCATTATAGATGAAAAATTCTTCCATGTTGGTGATAATTTCAACACCGGTGTTGGGATCTTTTTTACGGTCTAGTTTACGTACTTTTTTAATTTTTCGCGAATCTATGTAGCGTAATTCTAAAATGCCCTGTTTGGGTTTGTTGGTGTCAACAATTTTATGATACACGCAACGACCATCAACATACCAGCGTTTAAAAATGTCATGACTTTTACTGTTAAAATCCAATAACTTTAATACGTTATTGAATTCTTCTTCAACAGACTTTTTAATGTTGGCGCTAAGCTCAACTTTATCCAGGTCGATCTTGACCACTGCTTCATCGTCTTCAGAAGCTACAGCATCATTGACTATATCTTCAATGGCACTGTCGCAGTCCGGATATAATGCTATGTCACGATATCGATTGATTAAATCGACTTCGCTTTTAGCACTGGCATCAATGTCATAGTACGTGCCGAAGAAGCCAGCGGCATTGACTGCCGTGGCTCCGTCGTCATTTTGTGGTTGTATAAAACTCTGAGCATTTTTAGGCTCAGGTTTATCTCGAGTCAATTTGTATCCAAATAACGAAATATCTGCCATTATAATTTCCTAATTAAGGTATTAGATACCTAGTATACCAGTGCCAGAACCAACTGTGTTGTTGATTACATTAGCAGCACTAAGAAGTGTATCAAAACTAGTTTCATAGTGTTGATATTGGAACTCCACGGTATAGGTTTCAATTGTATCATTTTCACCATAGTTTAAAATAATATCACTGACGTTTGTTGGGAATGCACTATACAGTGTATAAACCTTCAGTGGGTTGTTGTTACGATCTAACTGTGTTACTGTAATGTTAGCCTGGTAATCGCGTGGATTAGTACGACCATTGTTGTTTTTAAGGTCGTTCATGCCAGCCATCCATTTTTCCAATTGGTTACGAATATTAAAACTAACATCGTTAAGAACCTGCAAGGTCCAGGGTGCGAATACACGTTCGCCTGCTAGTTTAACTTCACGACCACGATATGGAACAATGGTTGGATTGACTACACTGCCAGGTAAAGCTGCAGCATTCACAAGGAACGCTGCCTGGGCACTAGCCACACTACCTAATGTTACGTACGTTGGGAAACTCAGCGCCACAAAGAATTGGTTGGCACGAGCACCACCACCAACTAATGCGGCTTTAAACTGATCAACGTTAAATATTGATCTTTCTGCCATTTTCTTTCTCCTTTATTCCTTAAGCGCCAATTTCTTCAAAAGCAATACCTGTGCGGGTAGCTATGAAGTTCAGTGTAATGTAATTGATGCTCTTAGCTGGTTTGATGTAAATGTCTGCAACAAATTCGTTACGATCAATTACTTCAGCTGTATTATTGGTGTCATCACACACTACTCTAAAATCAATGATACCACGACGGCCCTGTACATCTCTCAAGAATGGCTCTACCAAACTTGTGAATTGGCTACGAGTAAATGCATCGTTGAACTCGAATAATTGGAATTTAGCAGCAGTCGCAATGGCTTTTTCCAACACAATGAATAAACGTCGTACGTTGATTCGGTCAAAAGCACTAGGTTTCTGTGTAAGAGTTTTGTCGCCAAATAATACTGTACCTAAACCTGGTTGTGTAACCACTGGGTTTACCTGATATCTATATAGGATATCTCGGTCAGTTTTAGTTGGTGTCCAATTAAGTTTTACTAAATTTTTAACCTGACCGCGGTTATAACCACCTGGGCTATACCATGGATCAGCCACGAAGTCTGTGCGAACACACAACCCGGCCATGTCGCCTGCTAATGGAACCCAACGATAAACATCGTTGTAGCGGTCATATTGGTATTTCCAACCACTGTCCATGACAGCATATGAACTGTCCTTGTTGAAGTTTGAGTTTCTATCAGCTGTAACACTTTCTGCTGTTGTTAATATGCTGCTGGTTGGGCTGCAAAACACCACACAATCTCTGCGAACATCTGCAACATTGTCTACAACACTACGAGCTGTTTGATTGTCAAAGTTTACACCAACTACTGGTATTAAACTAACGTCAAACAATTCAGCGTTGCTTAATTTAGCATACTGTGTTTGTAATAAAGCATCTGTAGGTGTAACATCCACACCACCAGTTAAGCTCTTGCTTACTACCTGATTCATTACATTGAAACCAGTTGCGCCAGTTGCTGGGCTTACTGCTGTCCAGGCTAAACTGTTACCTGCTGAGCTGGTTGTGCTGGCAGTATG